ATCAACAAGATTATCTACAGCTGTTGAAATTGCTGTGTTTCTATTTGAAACCTCTGTTGAAATTGCAGATGTAAGCGCTGCTGCTGCTGTCGCTTCTGCTGCTGCTTGAGCTGCGTTAGCCTTAGTTGTAGCATCTGTTGCTGCTGCAGACTGTGCTGCGTTAGCCTTTGAAGTTGCATCTGCTGATGCTGTTGCTTCTGCTGCTGCTTGAGCTGCGTTAGCCTTTGAAGTTGCATCTGCTGCTGCTGTCGCTTCTGCTGCTGCTTGTGCTGCGTTAGCCTTTGTAGTAGCATCAGTTGCTGCTGCTGAGATTGCTGCTGCTTGAGCTGCGTTGGCTTTTGAGGTAGCGTCTGCAGATGCTGTTGAAATTGCATCTGCTTCTGCTGTATCTGCGTAATCTTGTGCGTCTGAAAGTGCTGCTGCTGCTGCGCCATTTGAATCATACCAACCGTCAACAACTGTGCGGTCAATAGAAAGTTGGCTATTGACATCGACTGAAAGTCCAGATGCAACCGAATCTATAAGATTTTGGCCACCAACTAAATCCAAAATATACTGATCTGAATTTACCTCTGTAAGTATATTTCGGCCATTAACCGTAGCTGTTGAGCCTTCAACAACCAGACCATGTTTAATTCTAAAGTTTTTATTTACTGTTGCCATTGATATGACTCCTTTTACTGCTTATTTTTTAATTGCTGTTCTGTAATATCTGGCTGTAACAGCAGTACTTACAGGGGTGATCTTGAGACTAATTATACCTGAATTTTCTTCAAATGTATAATTAAATAGGGTGTTGTTTGTGTTTGTTATGATGTTAGATTCTGACATGTTTATGTCATTCTCGTGATTAACAATAAATATTTCTGAGGCATAAATTTCTGCCCCCCTCGTTATTTGGATTGTATACTTTACGGTAGAAAATGCGTTTTTGTTAAAAAAATCTAAAGTTGTTGCATTTTCAATATCGCAAACAGTTGCTGCTATGTCGTTGTTTCCGTCCAAACCAAGAAGCTCTGATGCATTTTCTGCATCTAAAGCATTTAGGCTTGTCTCTAGCTCTGCTAGTTTGTAATCAATAGAGTTTACATCTGAAGACCCATCTACACCCAGCTTTAGTTCAATGGCTTCAATTGCATCATTTACGGTTGAGTGTAAGGAGGCATGGCCTTCTAAAGTTGAAGTGCTTTCTGGGTTTGTAAGACTATCTAACGAATTTGGATAACTACTAGGCAATTTCGCCTCCGTCTAGCAAAGTTAGCTGAGTGTAGCTTGCGTTGCTATAGTTTGAATTTGGACTTCCGCCATCGATACCAATTATAACAGGAATTTCTTCTTCAACACTAGAATTTTCGTTAATGTTAGAAAAGTCAATAGTTTCCTGCAAGTTAATTGTATGCACATCTCCATCGTATGAGTGAGTGTGCATATAAAATGGGGCGGGATCTGTAGAGCCTGGAGTTAAGTCAACCCAAATTGCACCATTGTATATCTTAATGTTTTTACTTGTAACATTAAAGTATACATCTCCAGATGATCCAACAAGTGGATCTTCTGGAAGTGTAAGAAGGTTTAGTAATGACTTAAACTTTTTGGCCATTTAAAATCCTTATCCTATTACAACTACTCTATATTCTCCAGCTGTTGGGGCAACTGCAAATCTAATAGTCACAACTGAATCTGATGTATGCTCAACATCTGTTTCTACTTGTGCATATGGTGAAGCAACTTCATAAATAGCAGTAACTACATCTTTTGTTCCCAAGTTATGAGTTACAGTATAAGATGTTGCTGATGTATTAAGAGTAGCCTTATACTTTCTTGTTATCTCATGATAATTTGTACCATCATTTGTTAATGTCCACTGGTCTGATGACTCATTCCATAAAACCTCTACATCTGCTGAGGTTCCACGATTTACCTTTAATCCAGCATCTGCTAATGGTGCACTATCAACATTTGTATTAAGAACAACCTTATTATCAACAATATTAACTTCAGTTGTGCTTATTGAGTTAATTGAACCTTGTACGTCAAGGTTGCCATTAATTGTAAGATTGCCTGCAATTGTTACATCGTCTGGCAATCCAATTGTTACGGCTGAATTTTCTGATCCAGAGCCAGTAACTTCAATTTCATTTGCTGTTCCAGAAATTGTTGCAATATAATTTCCAGTAGTCTGGGTTGCAAGGTTAACATTTTTAATTGTTACTGCACCAGATGTTACTGTAAAGTCTGCATCAGCAAAAGAAGCGACACCCTTGTTGGTTGTGCTTGCATCTTCTCCAGCTACTGTAATTGATGTTCCAGCATGTGTTACATCAATGCCCTCTCCACCAAGAATTGAAATTCCATGTGTTGAAGGAGTTAAAGCTCCAGAATCAGTTGTAATTGCTTTAACAACTGTATCCTTTAACTCTACATGTCCGTCTGTGGCATTAAAATCATCTGTGTTAAATGATGCAACACCCTTATTGGTAGTAGAAGCATCTTCTGCTGAAATTGCAATTGTATGCAATGTTCCATCTGATGAATAATCAGTATCAATTCCTTCTCCGCCAACAAATATTACTGAATCAGTTAGAAGATCAAGCTTGTATCCACCATGGGCATTATCTGCACCTAAATCTAATTGTGTTGCGAGATCTGCTGTAGATGCTGCAGTCAAACGTCCTTGTGCATCAACTGTAAATGTTGGAATTTGTGTTGTTGACCCATAGGATCCTGCTGTAACTGCAGTATCATTTAATTTTAATGTTGTGGTTCCAGCCGAATCGTCGTACGTTGCTGTAAGCGCTGTACCAGCAACTACGGATGAGCCAATAACATCTTGAATAACTTCTGTGGATCCAGACATTGGCATCCATGGACCATTGGGTGATGAAAGCCCATTGTAATAGTACATCGTTTGATTTGATGTGTCGTAGTAAATCTGACCAGATACTGGATTTGATGGGGCTGCGCCCAAGTTTTGGATTCTAGCATTGAGCAACTCATTCTTGTTGAGATCAACGCTAACTAAAAATTTTCTTGCCATTTGCTATCTCCTTATGACAGGTATGCTGTCCCTGAAAATGGTTGAGCCATTGTCAGTGTTATTTGGTTAGTGCTATTGTAATCTATACCAGTTTCTAAAATATCTCCAGCGCTAGACTTTACGGTAACATTTGGTTGATACCCTAATCCGTGGCTAATAACAACAGAATACACTCCTAGGGCTGGCCCAGTAACCTGAGTAAGTTCCCATGAATAAGCTAATGTATTATTTGTTAAAAATATTTTAGTTGAACCAGACCATGTAATGTCTGAAACTTTTGGACCATGAAATGCTGAAGAAACTGTATCATAATAAAAATCTCCAGCAAGCCCAAGGTTTGCTGCGGGATCTCCAGAGCCATTAAGAATAGTTCTTCCTCTAGGACCTTGTGGTCCTGGAGAAGATATTACAACTTTGTTTACTTGCTCTTTAACAACTACAGACTCAATCACTATATAGTCACCGATCTATTTAGGGTCATAAACCCTTCAAGGAGCTTTATTTTATTCGCATTAGAATCTATGACCATAATGTCATATACAGATTTAGGATAAAAGAGTTTGTTTGTTTGAGTTGGTGTAAGTGTTACAGTTATTTTTCCAAGTGGTCCGTTTATTACTATTCCGCCGCTTGGAGATGTTAAAGTTACTGCTAACTTTGTTCCACCTTTTACATCACGAACCTGCATTTTTGCAGATGCGCCAGTAAGATCAATCGCATTACCATTATCGTCTTTATATTCTACTACAAAGCTAAATGTTGCATTCTGATCTACTTCGAAATTCTTTTGTCCTGCCATTTGCCATAGTCTCCTAAATAGGAATACTCCTGTACTAATTTTAGCACAGGAGTATTTCTAATTGACTATTTTTAGTTTTTAGTGAATCCGAACGATGGCTCGTTTGGATTAAGTGCCTTCAAAATTACGGGTGCTGTGGCAGCAAATCCGCCCAACATTAGGTCTCTTGGACTAGTGTTGCCAGTCATATACAGAGCAATTGCTGCTCCTAGAAAATGACGTCCATAACTTGCCAGTGCTGCTAGAATCTTTTCTTGCATTGTAACCTTTCCATCTCCATTAAGATCTTCTTTAGCTTTTGCCATTTTTGATCCTCCTTATTTCTAGGCGGTAAGCCTAGGAATTTTGGGCTTTAGCCCAATCCTATTATTGTACCACTATGCGCTAATATCTACCAATTCACAGTTTCCATCAGAGCTACATGCAAGTGTTGCATTTACAGAAGTTCCATCTTCTGTCTCATAAAAAGATAAATCTTCCCATCGGATTTGTTTAGGCATCTTTGCGACAAGGGATTCGTACTCTTCTTTAGTTACTTCTTGGTAAGGGGCTTGCTTATAGGTGTGATCTGAATGAGGTAAGAATGAGATTCCTGAAACTTCATCAAAATGTTTGTAAACCCAAGCGCCAACCTCCATCCACTCGTCTTCTTTTACAGAAACTGTAATAGATGGCTTGTGTTCACACCATGCACGTTGATATACCAACCAGGTGTTTAAATGATCTAATGCAGTCAAATCACTTCTAACAATTGCACCTTCTGGAGCCTTTACTGGAAATGAAAAAACATAAGTTTCATTTGGTTTCATTACATCATCTTCCACTGGAATTCCAACTTCTTTTAAGAACACAGAGATAGGGTCTCCTTTAGAGCCACGGACTGTGCGAATGTAATATGGTGAATGCCAAGGGTGCATACCTGAAGATACCCCTACAAGCTGTGAAACAGTTCCAGAAGGCTTTACACATGTAATAGCCGCAGACTCTGGAATACCTATCTTGGCAGCCTCATGCATATTTGTTTCTCTAGCTTTTTCACGCATAGACATTAGAAAAGACTCTAATGCAATAATGTCTTCTTTGCCAGACATAAACTTATGACCAAACTGTCCAGTAAGGGAAACACCTAAAAGCCTTTCCTCTTCCGTATTGTCTTTCCAGATTTTTCTAAGATACTTAAAATCTGTTAATGTTGCTTGCCAGGTTCCAAGAATTGTTGCAAGCTCAACCTTGCGCTCAATATCTTTCTTTGTATCGCTTTCACGTAATACGACTTCTGAAAGATTACAAAATTGATAGGGACGTAAAATAATTTCTGAACAAGGGTTTGTTCCATAATGAATTTCTGGATCTCTTCGTCCATACTTTGAGGCTTGCTTTTGAGCTGCTGCAACATTGTATATTCCACGCTCTCCTGATTTTGAATCATAAAGTGATTTCCATTCTGCAATAAATTGCTCCATGTCTGGCTTACGAGAATAAGCTACAGAGTTATTCGAAAGAGCACGTTGGGTATTGTTTTCCCACCAGTTTCCCGACTTAGCTGCAGCCATTTCAATATCGTTAATATTTGACAAGGATATCATAGCTGAACGGCGAACTCCGCCAACTACAACAACTTCACCAATCTTACACATAATGTCATGCGCCTCAATTGGCTTTAAGTTTCTTCCTGCTGCTGATTTAAACTTTGCAATTGTAAAATCGAAAAGATTGACAAGTGGCTGAGGGCCTGAAGATCTTCCGCCCATTGTTTTTAAACGTGCACCTGCTGGTCGAACTTTTGAAACATCAATTGCTGGAATTTGTCCTGACCAAAGCAAGGCAAGCAGCTCACGGTAGGCTTTTGCCCAACCTTGCTTTGAATCTTCTACTGTAATTACGGTTGTAGATTTTTCAAATGTTTCTGGGACGGCGGGAAGCTTATTAACATACTTATATTCAACAGAAAACCCAACACCTGTTCCACACATAAGAATATACATGGTTTCATCAAAAGATCTTGGGGAATCTACTGGGACAAATGAACAATTGTATCCTGCTACATTATCTCTCTCTAGTGCCGCTCCTGAAGTCATTACGGAGCGCATAGAGGGCATGACGTTTCTTTTAAATACACCATCTTTTAATTCCGCTACAAGCTTTTCAGTTGGAATGTAATTATGATTTTCTTTTAGGTGGTTTAGCATAAAATCAAAATATCTATCTACCGTCTCACCCCACGTTTCACGACGGTTCTCTTCTGGAATCCATCTAGCGTAACGTGATAACGCAATAAAATTTTCGTACGGGTTTGCAATAGTATTTGACATATATAACCTTTTTCTCCGCCTAGCGGTTTGATGTAATTTAAGTAGAGTCCTATTCTACCAAAGTTTTTTAAGCATGGGAAGGGAGATAAGCAAAAATCAATAAAAACTATTATATTATTAGTTAACTAAAACAAATACAATGTAAATCTCAGGTTGACAGATTAAACTTTTTAATGGTATTCTTATAGTTCGTTATCTCTATTGGAGGAAATGCCTATGGAGAATATAAAACAAAAACTTAGCGATGTTTTACATCACTACGTTGCAATATCAGTGGCTGTACTTTTTTTATTTACTGGTCAACCAGAAATAATTCAATCAGCTTCTGCTCTGGTTGTAAAACCAGATGTAGTAACCGAAGCACAACTTAACAAGGAAAAGCTGGAGGAATTCAGCAATACTGTGTGGAAACCATCTGAGTCTTTAACAGACAAAGAATTGGTTGAACTTCTCAAGGCCGTAGGCTTTGAGGGTAGCGCCCTTAAAATGGCGTGGGCTGTAGCTAAAAAGGAGTCTAATGGACGCCCAATGGCTTATAACGGCAACAGGAAAACTGGAGACAGTTCCTACGGAATTTTTCAGATCAACATGCTGGGATATCTTGGCAATGCTAGAAAAGAAAAGTTCAAACTGGACAGTAACTATTCGTTATTTGATCCAGCAATCAACGCAGAGATAACGTATTATATGACCAATGGCGGTCAAGATTGGTCGTCATGGAAAGGCTTAACTCCTCGAACAAAAGAGTGGCTAAGCAAGTTTCCATCTAAGAGTTAGAAAGGATTTATTATTAAGATACAACTAGTATCTGAATACTTAAGTCTTTCGAGAGAAGGTCTTGTTTCAGAAATGGCTTGCCCATTAGATCAAGGCCTTCTCTTTTCTAATCTTGACAACGAAGATAATGTTTTTATTTATTGTATTTCCTGTAAATACAAAAGCTATGTGGGTATGGCCCTTTATAGCAAAATGGTGAAAGAAATAGAAAATGCAAATAGAAAGTAAATTTGATAAGAATTTAGTTTCAGATATGTCTGCAAGCATTCCATGTGCACACATATCTAGAGCTTTTCTTGCTGAAAAGGCATTAAACACAATTCAAGCATATTTAGAACTTGCCAAGGTGCGTGGTTTAAATACAATTGATGAGGTGCTAGAAGATATTAAAGTAAAAAATGACTGAAGATAAGTCCAGCAGCCTAGAAGATAACCTTCCTATGGTGACATACATAATGCTGCATAGGATATATGACGTAATGTGCCTAATTGCTAAGCAAAATGGTGGTAGTCAGGAAATTGAAAAAATGGTAGAATATCACAAAGAGGGCTTTTTGCTGGGACCCTCCCCAGCATTTATTTCTGAGGAGAAAAATGGATAGAGAACAAACAATTGAGCTAATGGTTGAAGTATTTAGCGAAATTAATAAAAGCATGGCTTTAGCTAGCGGTATGGAAGAGGAAGAAGTCAATAAGTTTATTGAGCAAAGCAACCCTTCGATTCAGCATGCTCTAACAGCTGTATACGACGTTCTTGTTGAAAAAGAACTTTTAAAATAGTATTGCTTTCTTAAAATCTATGCAATACAATATAAGTGTGTAATGTAAGTTACACTATGCGGATATAACGCAACAAATACCCTAAAGGATCCGCCTCCTTTAGGGTTTTTTGTTTAAGGGGTAAAATGGACTCGTATTTAAGCAGATGGACAGAAGATTCTGACTTTGTAAAACTTCATAATGATTTTAATTTAATATGTAACATAAATAATGAAATGGATAACGCTTTATATGCAAGAATTTATATTCTTAGACAACTTGCAAAACAACAGTCTATAGCAAATCCATATCTAGATTTTGCTGAATGTGGTGTTTATGCTGGGATGACAATGTTCTTTACAGCAGAGTTTTGCAACAAAAAGTTTCTTGGTGTAGACTCCTGGGAAGGTGTTTCAGAGCCAGGAGAATTTGATACAGACTACTTTAAAAAAATAAAACTAAAATCTGAAATGGCCTGGGCTAAAAATAACCTATCAAGGTACGATAATGTTTCCTTAAAAAGGGGATGGATCCCAGAAGTGTTTAATGATCTTCCCGATAGCCAATATTCCTTTGTACATATAGACGTAGACCTATACGAGCCTACAAAAAAATCAATTGAATACTTTTGGCCTCTTATAGTAGAAGGTGGCGTATTAATATGTGATGACTACGGATCATACAAAACAACTGGTGCTAGAAAAGCAGTAAACGACCTATTTAAAAAGCATGATATTCTAGAGCTGCCAACTGGGCAAGCTATCGTATGGAAGAAATGATACAATAAGATTATGAACGCATGGTTAAAAAAAGAATTTGAAGAAAGCGGATACGCTGTAGAATGCCCTATTGAAGGTCTACTGCTTGTTAAAGACTTTATAACTCAAGAAGAGGTTAAAGAGTACGAAAAGATAATTGCAAATGCTACGGAAGAAGATTGGGACAAGTGGTATACGGATCAGCTAAAAATTTTTACTAGAGCTAAGTTTGGAAGAGAAGATGTAGAAAACTTAGTAAAAGAAGGACTATATGAAGTAACTACCAACTGGCATGATAAGAATCTGTCTTTTGTTAATGCTGAAATACATAGAAGAGTTGATGCTAGATTTAATGAAATCTTAAAAAAATCTGGATCAGACCTAGTGTTAAGTGGATTTTATTTTATACAAAGAATGTACGACGGGGTTGAACTAAAGTCGCACCATGATCAAAACACTGATGAAGCTATTATCCATGCTGCTGTTATATACATTAATGATGACTATAATGATGGAGAAATATTTTGGGCCAAGAAAGATTTCCAGATTAAACCTAAATCTGGAGAAATGCTAATCTTTGGTGGGGATCCAGAATGGGAGCATGGAGTTAGATTTGTAACAAAAGGACCTATGAGATACGTTTTGCCAGCTTTTATAAAAATTCCAAACTTTTACAACAAAGAAATGGGATACAAGCCTAAAGGTTAAGCTGTACCTAAATTAATAAACAAGATGCGAGAATCTGATTCCCCACTGTTTGATATAATTTCTTCTTCTTCATTAGAAAAAACAAAATAGTTTTCTTTTTCAGATAAAGGGTTTTCAAGTTTGTTTGTTTTAAAAGTTCCCTTAAGCACAACTGCTATATGGTACATCTTCTTAAAATCATCATGTGGATTTAAGCTTGCAGAATGAGTGTATTCAAACTCTTCTGAATTTGAGTAAGATAATGTGTAAAAGTTAATTATTACAGGTCTTACTTCATTTGTTAATTCAAGTTCATTAACAATGCTTATTCTCCAGCTTTTAAATATATCTCTTACAGGAATTCTATTGTATTCATAATCTGTTCTTGAAACAGCACCGTCAACTGTAATAGTTTTTTCTGAATCCATTGCATCGTCTAGCCAATTATTGATTGTTTCTAGATCTTCATCACTTACTACAAATGACCCTTTACTTCCAAGAGGAAACTTAGGCTCCTCCGCAAAAGTTACATCATCTAATATTCCCATTATTCTACTTCCTTCCACTTATTAAAAGATTCAATGTCTTGCTCTGTTCCAAATTTAAGGACTAGGTATTCCTGCTCTTCTGACTCATCAATTGTGCTTTCTTCCTGCCACTTAATGGTAAGTGCACCATCTTTAACAATGGATTTAACTTCATCATCTGAAAGATCTGCATTTTCCTTCTTAAACTCTTCTATTAGAAAAGCGTCAAACTTTCTCCAGATAAGGATGATTGCATCATCTTCTAGCGTCTTAAAAAAATCCATTTTACATCTCCTTTAATTTATTAAGAATAGGTCTATTATACCCTAATTACTGCATGAACACGAAGTGAAAAAAGTGCGGCGAAAAGTGAGCCGAAAATTAGAGACCATCATTTTCACTTTCCTGTATTTTCCTCAACTTCTCTATATATGCCAGGGTTTCTTCCTGAGATGGCCCTTTTATGTATTCCTCAACAGGTACACCTGCCCATAGAATAAAAAGGAGGGCGGAAAGAGGAACATCATAAGCTAGCATATAGGTATTATACTCCATAATCATTAAAAAAAGTAGGCCCATTGGGATTTGAACCCAAAGTCGCTTGTATATAAGACAAGTGCTTTAACCAGATTAAGCTATAGGCCCTTATATTAGCCTATTATCTGTATAAGTATACCAAGGATAAAAGTAATGACAGCTATTATGGCTATTTGCAAAAGAAGCTTCACTGTTCTACCCCCGTCATTTATTTGACCACATTAACAAACCAAGATAGCACGTTAACTCTTGTTCCAGATTTAACTTTTTCAACTTCATGTCTTGTATTGTAACCTGGAAATAGTATTAGAGTTCCAGCTTTTGGCTTTATAGAAACTTTAGACTCTTCCCCCATTATTAAGTTTCCACCTTCATAATCATCATTAAGAAGCAAAGAGGAAACATATGTTTTACTAACAAGTTCTTCTACTGGCTGGTATCTTTCTCGATCATCTTTATGCGAATCTAATTGTGCACCTTCTCGCATCAAATTTGCATGAGATCTATTTAATAAAAATTCTCCATCTATAGAGTATGTATCTAAAAAGAAATTGCGAGAGTAGTGCAACATCTGATTAATTTTATTTAATGGATCAAACTCTAGCATAAATTCAGTTGACTGAAAAAATTCAGCATTCCCACCAAATGGTATATATCCCCAAGAGCTTCTTTCTGGATCCTGCAATTGATTTTTTATAAAATAATCAGATAGATATTTGCAATATTCAGGATCAATAAAGTTTTCAATAGCATGATAATCGTTATCTGCAATATACATTTATCACCTATATTTCTTATATCTTTATTGGATTATCTGGGGATATTAGATTTTAGGAAAGCCCCCCTACCCCCCAAATTTTAACTTTTTGGAAAGATAGAGAAGCGTTCCTGAAATACCCACAGATAACATCTGGTACATATTGAGTTTCAGGGTAAGCCCCCACAAAGCAAACTAAGTGTATCATTTTGTTTTTATCAAAGTCAATAGCTAAATTGACAAATTTAATTCTTTCATTAATTCTTCGTATTTTACTTCTCTGCCAAAGTAGTCAACTAGAATATTATCATAAAACTTATCCATATAATCTTTAGAATGAGATCCAGCAGTAAATTCTTTAATAATATGTTTATTTGCTTTTATCTCTTCCACCCAACACCAATGAGAATCTTTCCAACCATGAGGAAAAGGAGAATTCTCTAGCTCCTTGAGCATATTAGACAATGCAGAGGCATTTGGCTTTGCTGCAAACATAGCGTTGTTATTGTATTTCTTATTTTCACAATTGTCGATAAATCCATGTATGTAGCAAAAGATATCATCTTCATCTTCTGTAACTATCATTTCGTATTTATCTGTAGCTAACTCTAGCATATAGTCAAGTGGTTGTATACATATAGAATCCATATCTACGTATACCCCGCCAAATTTATTTACTACGTAATATCTCCAAATATCAGCTTGATGCATTTTAAATGGCTTCATATGCCTTTCACACACTGCCTTGCAGTATTTGCAAACAAGGTCGTTTCTAAAAAGTACATTATAGAAATGATCGTGTTCCTTCATCATGTCTGCCCTATCTTTCGATGACATATATTTGTATTCCCAGCCAGGATTTAAATTTATCCATGTCCTTGTGTTTTTCTTTAGGTGTTCTGGGAGATCTTCGTATTCCCATTCGTGGGTTTGCCATATTATTTTAGGGATCATGTTTCTATTATACCCGCCATATATTCTAGTCGACTAGGATTTCAGATTTATAAAAATGTTAATATATTTTTTACATGTATGATACACACCCTGGACAAAACGGACATTTTGGATAGTGCGCCCATTATTCTTTCGGGCTTGAGCGTGAGTGTGATGAGCATCACAAAGATTTTTTTGCGACACGCCCGAGATGTGCCTCAATTTGTCAGTCCCCCATGCTATGCTTAAGGTATAACAAAAACGAAAGGCAATAAATAAATGAACACATTAGATAGAATTAGATTAGAACAACAAGAGCGCAACGCTATCGCTCACGAAAAGGCTATGGCTAAGTCACCTTGGATTAGAGAGAGCGTACAGGCTTTCCGCAACGCTACACCTGAGCAATTAGCACAGGTCGAGGCTATCCGAGCCAAGCGAGGTATGTGACACACCTCACACCGACACGCTAGGCTAACCTCCCCAATTTGTCAGACCCCCATGCTACACTTACAACATAACAACAACGAAAGGTCAGAATAAATGACACTAGATGAATACAAGCAAATGGTAGAGGCGCAACGCCTTGCCTCCCTATCAATCGCCCTAGAGGCACTCCGTAAGTCAGAGTCTATTGCTAAGGAGATGAATAAATAATGTCATACGCATACTCATACGAAACTAATAGCGTGTCTAAGTGGGATACTATCCAATCAGATGTCGCAGACGCATACGCATACCTTGATGAGGTAGATGAGGAACAACCTCCACTAGATGACTTTAATGATGAAGATGATGAAGAACTAGCAAAACTATTCGCACTAACATGGGAGAACTAATAATGACTATCACTTACTCAATTTGGCAAGGCTCTAAACTAATCTCTATTGACAATGTAGCGCATGAGGCTAAGGCTATTGACCATGTAATACAATCGCTCAACGATAGCGAATTAGGCAAGGTTAAAAAGTTTACCGCTAATGTAATGGACATAAAGGTAACAGCATGAATAGACTACTTACTACACTAGTACAGTTATCCCTTGCCCTCCCCGCCCTATACATGGCGAGGATCGTATGGCATGACTTTAAAGCAGAGATGAGAGAGATGTGGCAAGAGTCACACTAGCCTAACGGCGTGTCGGCTTGACAATGTCAAGCTGGCCCGCAAGTACTTGCGGGAGTTATCCACAGGGTTACGGGCCTCTGTGGAAAACCCCTGGATTTATGTGAGATTTATCACATTGGCTGAGCGTCTCACATCTTGGAATTACTGGCTAGTAAGTAGAGAAATGTCAGACCCCCATGCTACAATTCCACTATAACGAAAAAGAAAGGTGGTCTCAAATGACTACACTAACAAATACACATACACATACTCCACACATGGAGAGCGTATCTACTACCTATGGCATGGGAGTAGATGTCGAATACACTTTCTGCGAAAGTTGCGAACAAAACATAGATAGAGTTTATTTCTATGATGACTATGACCGCTTACCATTTTACACCGATTGGAGTTTAACTAAATGAAAAGTAATTTTGAGGTAACGCAAGAAATAACCGACCTTGCTAAAAAGCACTATGGCGAAATGGATTTAGCCTTTAAGTGGGGTTGTGCTCAAGCACTTCTTTCTACTAAACAATTAGAGATTATTCTCAACATACTAAAAGATAAGGAAAACGCATAATGCTAGATTTCGAAATTACTTTTGCGATTAAACAATTATTTGATGAAATGCTTGATGATTGTTATCCCGTTTATGAAATGGGTAACGCAGTTTTTTATCCCTCCCAAATTCTAAAAGATTGTGACCCGATTGCTTACAATGAGGCACTTTTAGATTTTCAAGATAATTACATGAAAGATAACGCAGACGATTTAGAAAGGTTGATGAGCGAATGACAGATTTTTTTGGATTTGAAAAAGCAATTGAAATTGATCATTTAACAGATGAGCAAATCTTAAAGCTTGAAGAAATTTTTAAGGATTTCGAATAATCAACGGCGTGTCGACTTGACAAAAGTTGATGCGCCCGCAAAAGAGCGGGGTTATCCACAGGGTTACGGGGTTTATCCACAACCCCTGGAATTTTCCGACACGCCCGAGATTTTGTGATTTTTATCACACGATTTGAGCGTCTCAAAATGTGGAATTACTCGCTAGTAATTAGATTATGTCAGTGGGTTCGTGTATAATTCCATACATAACAACAAACGAAAGGTGACAACTTATGTCAGCAAAAATGCTATCTATTCCCGCCCTACTTGTGGGCACAACCTACCGCTCAATTTCACGCCCTAAAGAGGGAACGATTGTCTATGCGACAAAAAGAGATGCCCTATGGTACGGAGAAAACATTGAGGCTTATGCTATCGAGGTTCGCCCTACTCATGGCATAAACAATTTTTGGGCTACTATTGCCGTTAATGTGGCAAAGTAATTTGTCAGTGCTACCTGATACAATAACTAAATAAACAAACGAAAGGAAAACTATGTTAAACATAATCGACAAAACCGATTTCTATGAAATCGCAGACGAGCAACATTTTTGTTGTGATGAAAGTCAATTTAAGTATT